GCTTGAGCCGCTGCAAATATCGGTGGCGGTGCAACTTGGGCAGCTTGATAATTTTGAAATTGCGGCATTTGAATTTGCGAACCCGACAGCAAACCCGTAATTTCATTCAAAGGCTGTTGACGCATTGCCAGTTGCCGAGATAATTCTTGCTGTTGTGCTGCATTCTGCGCGGACATTTGCGATTGCTGTTCGTTGAATCCTTGAGCGCGTGCACCTGTATCAAGGCTGATTCCTTGCAATGCCGCTTGGCTCAACAAATCGTTACGGTTTTGAGCCGATTGCGTTTGTGCAGTCCTATACGCTTCTGATCCGGGCGTGATGCCCTGATTCGCAAGCTGATTTTCCATTGCTGCTTGTTGGCGTTGCAGTTGTGGCTCAAGCCTCGCCATGATCGCTTGCTGCCCCGTAGTGCCTGCGTTAACCGGCATTTGTGCGAGGTTAGATAAATCAAGGCGGGTTTGTAGTGATTGCCCTGCTGTGCCCGTAGGAGCAAATGCTTGTCCAATTACACCTTGTGCAGTCGTTGCACCAGTTTCACCAAGACCAGCCAATAGCTTTTGAACCCGTTGCTGCGTGTCAAAGGTTTCTTGTGCAGTCGGCGTTAACGATTGTTTGACGGTCGGCTGATTGGTTGTCGGGTCAAAAGTAACAAGTTGAGAACCTGCGGGCGTGTAGACGTTCGGGTTATTGATATAACCCTGTGCTATTGCAGTCTCTTTGTTAGCCGCGCCTTGTGCTTTTGCTTGAGCAGCATAATCAATTTGAGCAGGTTGTTGAGGGGATGAATCTGTCCCTAGCAAATCTTTAACGAAGCTACCCATATATCGCCTCCATTTTTTTCGTATAACGAGGCTGTATCCATTTCTCAGCATCTCGTTTCAATAAACCATAGATACACACATCACCTTGCTCATGTGCATCACGCATCACGCCTTCAAGCCTTGCGCCAAACTGATGAGCAAACCGCCGCGACTTTTTGTTGCTCTTAAGTATCGTTCCCGTGATTCGTTTGCATTGCAACTGCTCAAAAGCGTACCGAGCAATTGCATCCATAAAGTTCCTGCTAAGTCGATCCGCAGAGATGTGCATACAAATGTTGGGATGCGTGTACCCATCAAACACTACGCCAGCCACTAATTCATCATTACTGTTGAGCAGTCCAAACGCAACGTAATTTTTCCAATCGTCCGTTTTCCCCTGCTTCTGTGCGACATAGCGCCCAATGAGTTCTTTCGGCTCGGTAATGACTCTCATATACCAGCCCAACCAGTCTGATACACCACGTCAGTCGATGCCCATTCAACCGTGATGCCTTGCGATGCTGAATTGAAAGCAATAGAGCCGCAATAGCCGATACCAGTGATGCCTTGCCAATTGTTAGTGATAACCGTGCCTGATCCCCAGTTATCTACATCCCACTTCGCGGTATCCCACTTTGCATAAGATGCTGGATTGAATGAAAGCGCACCGACAGTGTTTTGCACATCAAAATCAACATTAAGACCGATGCCAATGGCAGGTTGTCCATTGGTAAATACACTTGGTCTTGCGCGAGTGAAATACTTTTTTACGCCGCGCGAGCCGTAATAATTAAATGCTTGCAACGTAGCTGCTGTGATGTTTGCTGAATTGTCTGCATAGTCAAGCGTCCAACCCTTACCGACAAATCCATTGCCGCCAAAGTAAGGGTCATCGTTGAAGATTTCCCAACAATTAGCATTCCAGTTTGTAAAGTTACACCATGCTTTTGTGATGTTGTTCATCACATATTGCTGTTGATTGTTTCCTTCAGATACTGGAACGTTGACAAATAAAGCATTGTTTTTTGCGTTGTAAAGAATTTGCCAGCCAAAGTTGTCTTGATACGACCTTGTAGCCTCCGCAAACGCGCCTTGAATCTTGTCTGATAGTGCAATCCGAGGATCGAGTCTTGAGCTTTGAACCGCAGATGCAAGGGGATAAAGACCGTCAAGGGTAAGAATCAACAAGTCGCCCGAATACTTGAACATGCAACGCTTGCCGATGGGAGTGCCTAACTTCCACACCCCGATCAGTGCCCATGTTGATGCAGAAGCTGGATCAGTGCCGCGATAAGCAACAATTTCACCGTTGCTAGTGACAAATACTAGGTTGTCGTCAGCACCGTAACCTGCATCAATCGTCCACGTCCCGATAGAAACTAGATACCCACCAAAACGACAGATTGAGCTGAGATCGAGCTGTTCAGCAGCACCACCAATTGATGAAGTCGGCAGATACCACGCTTTGAGGGTGTTCTTTTGAATGAACCACACTCTATTTTTAAACAACGTCACATCATCAAGCGTTGTCGTTGTAACGCCCGTAATCGCGGGGGTCGAACTTGATGTGATCGAAGTCCACGTCGTTCCGTTATAGAGCAAGGGAGCATCTGCACCATTGGCGGCATATAAAAATGCACCGCCTGGGGTTGAGACGTTGACGTATTCCCACCGAGAGTTAGATAGTCCGGTTACTACCGCAGAACCTACAGCACCACCTGCGCTTGCGTCATAAATTTTGCCGCCAGCAACCGCAAATAGCTTCTCGGTTGCGCCGCCTGAGTAGTTAAACAGGCTCTCTACTTGTCCAGTAATGCCGGTCGTGTAACGCTGATAACCACCCCGCAGATTGACACTTGAGACTGTGGGGAACATATTGGTAAGCTGAACAGCATCAGTTGCTTCCATGTTGGCAAGCGAATCCCGAGCGTTCCAGCCACCGATAGGCGCAGGCAAGGAAGCCACTTGCGCGGCTGTGCCTTGAATCATCATCCTGCGGCGGGCGCTTGTAGCCATCAGTTCGTACCGTAGCCCGAGTCGGGAATGTTGTCGTAACCGATCAGAACTGTGCCTGGACGCGGTGCGAGCGACAGATTGGCAGACGACATATCGAGAGCCTTTGCAGCTTCCATCTCGGTCAGATAGTTACGCATCATCGCTGTAGTGTCGAAGCCTTTTGCCTCGAAATACTTTAGCTTTGTAGCGTTGACCATTAACCGATCAGGATAGATGCAAGTGTCGGTGTCGGCAGTGAATGAGTTCTTGACTGTTCCATCAGCAGCAGCCGCCCATCCCTTGCTGCGGTACTCTAATCCTAGATATTCAGCCGTAGACATACCTGGCCAAATCTGAAAATACGCACCCAACATACGCCAACGGATACGCGGGCCGGTAGAGATATAGCCTGACAACAGCCATTCCCATTGCTGTGCATCTTCAGGGCCTAGCATTTCCCAATGCTTGGATTTATCCCACATCGTGCGCGGGACAAGGCTTTCGTAGTCAGAGGGAAGCGAATACTTTATTTTCTGAAAGTAGGCAGTAGCACCTGCGGCGCTGGCAGAAAAGTCCTGATTGACCGTGACTTGCGTACCTGAGTCAACCGAAACGATGTAAGTGTTCTGATTGATGCCTGTGCCTTGAACCTGATACGTCGTATCAAGCCCCGCAGTCGATGCCATCGTAATCGTGCGGGCGGCGGTCGTCCAAGTGCCGGTGGTCGTAAGATACTGCGTGTAAAAAGAATACTGTTTAGTCAACTCCCGCCAAGCGTGGCGACGAAGAAACTCGTATCCATTCGCGTTCATCAACGCGAGAATTTGGATAACGTCTTGGTTAGTGTTACCTGCTACGCTTGACGGGGTTGCAACGCCAAGCTCATTAGTTGTTTGCTGCACCAACTCCAGCATGGTCGTCGTTGACATTCTCTTTCCTCGGTCTGCCAGGTCGACGTTGCTCCAATAGCATCGCCATCTGCGCCTCAAGTTCTTTCAGTTTTGCGCGGGTTTCTTCCAACTCGCCACTCGAAACTTTTTGATTCTTGTTCAGCAAGTAATTCCGCGCACGTTCACGCAATCCCACACCGCCCATGCCGATTCGTTGAAGCTGAGTATCGCTTGCAGTAGCTACTTGTTCAACCGTCTGAAATTTCAGAATCTGCAACTCAGCCAGTTGATTGTCGTTCAACTCATCAGGACGATCTTGAAACCAATCCTTCAGCGGCGTGCCAATAACCGGGCCATCACCGCTTTGCATCTGAAAATGCAGCCATTGGCGCGGGAAACGCTCTTTGTGGTCATCCCGCACCGGCTGATCGATTACTGTCGTTTTATCGCCTGGCACTACGATTTTGATAAACGGCTTGCCCTTGTAGGGGTCTTTGTCTGACGTGTAGAACTCGACGTAAAGCTGCGAGTCTGCATTGTTGATATCTGAATCAAGTGCCATTGTTTTCTCCTGTGGGGAAAAATTTATGCAGTAAGAACGGATGCCCAAGTAGTTGCGCTAGTAGCAAACAGAATTACAGTTTTTGCGGTTGCAAGACTTAAAGTTGATGCGGCAGCATTAATCGTCGATCCTGCTTTCGGGTAGATCGTAATGGTTTGTCCCGAATCATTACGAATGCCAACCATTGCGCCTGCTTCCGTCGGTGGCAAAATCACGCCGGTACTAGCCGATGAAGTTGTTAGCGTGTTCCATACCGCTGACAGTTGCAGAGCGTCAGCAATCGTGCTGCCAACAGCGACAAGACCAGTAGCGCCATCGCCGCAGATCGAAATCGTTGACAATGCAGAATTACCAGCGCCGAGAACTCGTGAGGGGATAGCCATGACTACTCCTTAGATTTAATGCCGACGACGCGTAGATCGCGCTGTGGCAAGTGGAAAAATGGTTCTTCAAACTGCACGTTCTGAAAACCTGCCTCGGCAAATAGCGCACCGATTTCAGCTTTTGAGTAACACCACTTATGCTGCATTGTATGCGGTTCTGCCATTCCGAACAATGCCCTACC